TGTGGGTGTTGGTGTACTCGAAGACAAAGTCAACTTGCGGATCACCTGGGTAGATGCCCTCGTTGTTAACAATGGTCTTGATGGTCTCTCTACTTGTTATTGTGCTCACAATTTCTCCAATCCCGACAGCACCCTCAGTGCTCTCGCCCATGCTTCATAGAACTCTCTACTGTTTACAATAACATCGTTGCCGTCTGGAGTTTCGATTAAGATGCCAGTAACATTCTTGTCAGCATCACATGTCTGAACCATGAACGTAACTAGGTTTGCTAGTGCGCCTCGTAGTTTCTCAGTCTCCGTGCTCATGCCGGTACTCCTCCTCACTAAGGGAGGAAGCATACGTTTGCTTCTCCGTTACTGGCTCGACTTGGCCTTGGATAGTGAGGGTGTGCTTATGCTCATCAGCGTGCTCACTAGCACCGCGTGAGTAGTCGGTCTTGAAACCGCACCCACATACGAACTTGACGTTCATTCTTGCCATGTCTTAGACCTCACTTTCTCGTTTAAGGTTGTCCGGGTCAATACCAATGTCGTATGCCATGTCTTCTAATTCTTTAAGTGAGAGAGACTGGAGACCCACACCGAAACCGTCGATGATGCCTCCAATGACGTAGTCCCGGTCTTGGAAGTTAACGTCGTACTCAATTTCAGCGATGGTGTAGATGATGAAGCACTTCTTGCAGAGATGTCCCTCTTGCAAGGGCCAGTTATCAAAGACCCCCTTGTCAGTGTCGCATCGAAGACACTTCATTTGCTACTCCTCGCCATACGCTTTGTCGAGGTGTTGTCTGAGGTACTCCCAGTTGAAATCCATGTAAGAGACGCGAGTTTGCTCTTGCAAGAACTCATGAACTTGAGCATTAGGTTGGACTGCGCCTCTAGTTGCGAGGTCGTTGTAGAATGTGAGAAGCGCCGAGGCCTCTGTACGTGCGTCGCGGGTCTTACGACCAGCCCACTCATTCTGTCTGGCATTTGCTGTTTTGTTAAGGTAGATTGCGAACTTCCTAGCGTCCGCCTGGGTGAGTGAGCCTCCCCACCCCCACTTCTTTCCCTTCCGAGGCTTGCGGTACTTGATGGTTATCCTGTATTCTGAATTGCACTTCCTCATTCTCTGGTTGGCCTTCTTAACCAACCAACGCACGCCCCGGAAGTTGGGCATGTCGTTCACGAGGTGGCGGTGCGCCATGGCGTTGCCTCCTTATTTGTCAAGATGCTTGAGGTCCGTCTTGACTATTCTCTCTATAACTTCATCGATGCTTTTGTTGTTGAGATTTGCCAGAATTTTGATCCTGTTAAGAGCTTCATTGGAAAGCTCTAGTTTGACCTTAGTCTTCTTTTTCTTCCAGAACATCAAGTCTCCTTATTCTGGTTTGTCTTCACTCTTAAACATCTTGTCTATAAATGCGTGATCCTCCCGACACTCTTTAATAGCATCGATTTCAAGTTTGAAGGTCTGGTCTGTGTTAATGGGTTCGAGGGTAATGATCAGAGCACTAGCGCCTTCATTGTCAATTTCATGGACGACGCCAGTCATGAAGTCCGCCCCGGCATGATCATCTTCAGTATCACAGACAATTTCTACTTCACATGTTTCCGGGACGCCTCCGACGTACATTGGGTACACGTAGATCTTCATGACTTGCTACACCATCCTTTTGACTCAGCTATGTAGTCATTGTAGATGTTCATTTCATTCATGCAGTCCTCGATGAGGTCGAGGTGATGGTTGGATTTGGTGCGTCCTAGGAACGCCTTGGCCATGTATTCAACAAGATCAGAGAGATACTGCTCCTGCCGACATCGCAAGATGCCATCTTCATCTAATATACTTTGTAATGTTCTCGCCACTACTATCACCTCCTTTAGGCTTGTTCATGGTTATTATTTGTCTCATTAATAATATTATATCACAAGTAAAATCAAAAGTGAAATCTCGTTTGACCTTTTAATAGCTTATTTAAATAAGTTAAAATCAGTATTTGAAGTTAACAGAGGCGTAGTATAATAAAATCGAAATTGGAGATTGATTTGAATTTTTTAATCTTTGACCTAATCTAAGAAGACCTAGCCCCAGAAAGAGAGTATATATATATAAGAGATGATTTGCTCGCGCCTCTATACTCCTCTACGCTAGGGTAGCCTAGGGCTTAGATTGGAATAATGTTTAAAAAATCCAAATACACTTTGCGATTCGGATTATTTATACCACATCTCTGTTAACCTCAAATAATGAAGTAAACTGTGATTTTATTTGTTACAATAGTCGCTACTAATGTGTACAAAGATAAAAAAGCGTGATAGAATACTTACATGACTGAGTTAATTAAGACTGCATCTAAGATCGGGTTTCCTGCGAAACCAGACGAACCGTTGGCGCTAGAACAGCGTCGTGAGATGGTTCGTAAGGCACGGAGTGCTAAACTCTATGAGCCGTTGGGAGAGCACGTAAACTCGTCTAATGTTGAGCGTTTAGAACCGTTACTTAATATCTTATCTGATACTAGCGCCCAAACACGGCGCAGAGTTCACAAAATGATTGAGATTTTACTCGAGCCTGGGGCGTACGTCCTGAGCTTCCGTGATCTATGTACTAAGATGGATGTCACATACAACAATTGGTGGCGAACCGTAGCTCAATACCCTGCAATATGGCGATTCGTGAATGCTATAGTAATCGGTACAACCGACCTTGAGTTTGAGGGCAGAGTGCATGGTGCAGTGGCTCAACGGGCTATAGACGGTGGACACCAAGACTCACGCCTCTACTTAGAGCTGACGAAGAAACTCTCCCGTACAGGTTCGAAGGGCGGAGGCGGTAATACTATCATCTTCATTCAAGACACCATGAGTAGAGCAGAATATAGCCCCAAGGGCTCAGGCCCTAGTACTTTGGACCTGGAGATCGTGGATGCAGAGCCTTGATGGCCTGAAAGGCTACGGATGCGTCGAAAAAAAGGGCGAGTGCCGTGTGGCACCCGCCCGCGATCAGTTACTCACTGATCGGTTGGAAGACCGTGTACTTGGAGTAGAACTCGTTCCACCAAGCTTTCGCCATGGTCTCGTCGGCCATGACACTCTCGACCTCGCCCCCGTGCTTGAGCTCGATGGCGGCGGTGATGAACTCAGCCTTGGTGAAGCTCTCTTGCTCCAGTGCCCAGCCGAACAGTGCACGCTTGCTCGTGCCGCGGCGGTAGGGGTTGACAGGATTGTCAATCTCCACACCGTCCACGCGAACGATCGCTTTTACCTTAAAGTTCTTCATCTCCGTCTCCTTTACAATTGCTCTTCGGAACGATATGTCCCTTTGAGCTAATTTATTTAATGTTATTATAGGTTTCATTATTTAGTTATTTATGTTACAATTAATTTAATATTTAGTTATTTAAATATCATATAATTATTTTCATTCTCCTTATTAATTATAAATACATTATAACATATTTCATAACTTTTGTACACATAAATAACACAATATATAAATATTTGTTCTTATAATAACTCAATCATAAGTATGTACTATTATATATAATGTAACAATTATAACATAGTTATTATAATAATGTATGCAATAAATACAATACCTATACAAAAGGTATAAGAATTTGAGCCCCGGGGTTAATTCTTTAATACTATTAGAGCAAATAGAGCTTTGCCGGCTACGCACGCAGTGAACGCGTCCAAATTTTTTAGGAAAGAGTACTTCTTCTGCTGTAAATAGAATATAGGCCAAAGTATGAAGAACCCTGACAGAGACGAAGTCATAGGAGCCATGGTAATTTGGGGACTGTTCATCACTTGTATGATATTAGCTCTTATTCTGTTTCTTCCAGTATTAAGATCATGTAATGTCTAAAACCATAGAATTTCGCCTCTCCAATTATTACATCCCTCTACCAAAACAGAGGTTGTTTCATGAGTCACCGGCTAAATACAAATGCTACATGGGCGGATTCGGGAGCGGTAAGACTTTCGCTCTCTGTTGGGAAGCTCTCTTACTATCTCTTGAATATCCCGGAAACTACGGACTGGTTGGTCGTTACACCTACCCAGAACTCCGCGATACTACTATGTTCGAGTTCTTCAATGTCTGTCCGGACTTCCTCATCAAGGAGTATAAGAAGACAGAGAACAAGGTCGTGCTCTACAATGACTCAACCATATTATTTAGACACCTAGAAGAGCCCGACAAACTCAAGTCTCTGAACCTCGGGTTCTTCGGCATTGATGAAATGACTGAGATTCCGGAAGATGTCTTCCTCATGCTTCAGTCTAGGTTACGCAAAAAAGAGGTACCGCGGCGCGTTGGGTTCGGCAGTACAAACCCGGAAGGTAAGGACTGGGTCTGGAATATGTTCTGCAGAACACAGCGCGAAAATCCCAAGTATCTCATGGTCCAGGCACCGACTACCGAAAACCCACATCTTCCAGAGGACTACGTCGATGACCTCATCGAAGGAAAACCAGAGTACTGGGTCAACCGGTACATTAAAGGTGATCCAAGTGCATTCTCGGGGCAGATTCTTACTATGTGGGACGAACGAGAGCATGTCATCGAGCCTTTTGATATACCGGAGGACTGGAACCGGCTTGCAATTCTGGACCACGGGACGAATAATCCTACCTGTAATCTTTGGATGGCCATCAGCCCTGAAGGCTTCAAAGTCATCTATAAAGAGCATTACGAGTCTGGAAAAACCGTAGACTACCACGCTGAGAAAATCATCCTCAAGACTGGGTCCGATAATGTCCCAATGTGGCTAGCAGACCCGGCGATCTTTAATAAGACCCTTCAGTCTCCTACCAGAGGATTGTATTCCATTGCTGACTTATATGCTGAATACGGCTTGCACTACGGTCCAGCGGATAACGACCGTCAAGCGGGCATCCAAATGATGCTGGAGAACTTTAAAGTATACGACAAGCTTGTGAACCCGTTCACTCAAAAGCAGGGTTCACCGAAAATATTCATCTTCAAAAGTTGCGAATGGTGCATTTATGAACTCCCACAATGGCGGTGGAAAGAGCAAAGAATCCGTGGACGCTACCGCAACAAACCAGAAGAGCCTGAGAAGGCTAATGACCACACTGTTGACTGTGTCAGGTATGGACTTATGTCTCTGCCTGTGCCAGCGAAGAAGAAGCAGTTGGCAGCGGATAAACGACCCTTCCCCTCTGTACACGATAGACGTTGGGACTTCCTCGAGAAGAGGGCCAAACGACACGCCAAAGCGAACATCCTCGTTCCTTGGTAGGAGAAGGTATGAAGATCAAGACTGATGTAGGAGGTAAGGGCTACGGCAAACAAGGTAAGAAGCCGCAGCACGAGCTTCCGAAAGGCGAAACGCCTACGTCACCCGCCAAAGCACCGCACGGTGATAGAGGTGCTCCAGTAGGACAAGCCGGCGGGTACGAGAATACTCACGGTAGCGGCGGTTCTAGATAACTATGTGGGAGGTCGCCACAAATAGGTGGTCGTACTACGAGTACCCCTCAACCCACTTGTAGGCTCCGTGAGCCCTAGACCAGCTAGTGGATGACCTCCCACCATTTTTGAGGAATCATGTTTATCACAAAAGATCACTTGGATACATTATTGAAATTACAGGCAGAAATGATTGTACGGTCTATTAATAATGATATACAATCGATACATAAAACGGTTGATAATTTATTTGGTGAAATTCGTGAGCTAAAAGCAATTCTTCAAATGGCAATGGGCATTAGTAATGCCAGTCCTTACCCACCTCAGCCAAATCCTCCTAACCACTTAGAAAAATTACGAACTATCCAAGCCGCCATGGACGCTCAGGTAGGTTCGGTGACTGAAGGGACTGTCGACTTACCTAGGGAGCTAAAGGAACGTGGCTAGATTAACAGTTAACACGAGAGACGACGTCTTCTCTGAAGTTCAACTGATATTCCGCCGCTGGCGGATGTTCAAGTTACCATTTGAGGGCAACATGTTCCTCAATATGGCATTCTATTACGGCTTTCAATGGACAATATATAACCTACTGACTGCTGAACTGCAAGAAGTAGATAATCCCGCCGGGCTTATTCGCATTACCTCCAACCAAATCCAGCCTCGAATGCGTAATCTACACGCTAAAATGACTAAGTCTAGACCTCAGGTCGACGCAATTCCAGACAACTGGTCAGAAAAATCTGTTCGGGCGGCTAGCCTAAGCAGAAAGTTGATGGAACAGTGGAAAGTGGACCATGATGAGGATCAACTAGACTCAGAAACTGTAGACTGGACATTAATTTGCGGCAATAGTTGGAGAAAGGTGGGTTTTGACCCAACTGAAGGTGAGCAACGATCAATTGACATGGAGAAATTCCAGGAATACGCTGGATTAGATCCGGAAACTGGATTAGCTCAGCAGAGTGAGTACTTTGCACCAAATGAAGATCAAACTCAGGTAGATTTCAATGTAGGCGAGATATTTGACGAAGTAGTACCGCCATTTGAGCTCTACTTTCCAGAGTATGCCAGCACTATGGCGAATACTCAGGAGCTGCTTCAGGTAAAACTGATGCCTCTCCAAGAGGTTCGTGACAAATGGGGACTGAGAAAGACCAAGGATGTCGCACCGACTAAAGACATACATCTGGGGAATTATTTCCAGACACGTCTCCTCGGTATGGCGAATCCCGAAGTTGGGACCGCGACGGGTATTTCTCAGGCTCTGCTTAGAGGTGAGGACATTGTCTACGTTAAGGAACATTGGATCAAACCATCTAAACGGTATCCGAAAGGTCAACTACGAATTGTCGCGGGTGAAGATGCTAGAGGCACTCTCTATGCTGAGAGTAATCCTTATTATGATGCTTGGCAACCGGACGGCATTCTTAAAGAGCAAGGGTACATTCCTTTCATCAAATTCGCGGCAATCAACGCCCCAGGGAGAATCTGGGACATTTCGCCGGTAGAAGCAATGCGGCCACTTCAGGCCGAGTATAATAAGTGCATCTCTGAAATCGTGCAGAACCGGATAACTGTAGGTCGAAATAAAATCATTGCTCCGAAGACAGCTAACATTGATGAGGAGGAAGTAGCCAACATCCATGGTCAATTCCTTCAGTTCTCAGGAATTATCCCACCACAAATCTTTCCAGCACAACCGTTACCCATTCAGACCGAACGCGAGATTGAGAGAAATTCCAAAGATCTCGATACCATCTCGGGGTCTCATGAAGTCTCTCGAGCACAAGTACCTTCGGGCGTTAAATCAGGAATTGCTATTAACTATCTCCTCGAACAAGACGATACCACTCTTGGTCCGATTATCGCCAATTATGAACGAGCACAGACAAAACTAAAGCGTGCTAAGTTAGGTCTGGCGAAGTACTACTACCTAGAGGATCGTCTAATCAAAGACGCGAATACTGATGACCCCATGGAGGTCTTGTCTTTTAAAGGTTCTGATCTTACTACTAATCTTAGGCTTGTACCTGGTTCTGCGCTGCCACAAAGTAGAGCAGCACTCCAAGCCATCTACATGGATTTATACGAGCGTGGAGCTATCATAGACGAAGCTACTGGAATGCCAGACCCCAAGAAACTTATGCGCATGCTTAAAGATACTATGCCTGTTGAGTCATTCTTCGAAGCAGAAAATTTGGATGAGTCTAGAGCGACTCGAGAAAATCTTATGTTGTCACGTGGCCAGTTTATGGAGCCTAAGCACTGGGAAGACCATAAGGTTCATGTTGAGGCTCACAACCGATTTAGGAAGTCTGAGACTTTCTATAAACTCGTAGAGCAAGATCAACAGATCTCTCAAATGTTTGATTACCATATAACGTTTCATATCCAATTCTTAGCACCGCCTACTGATTCAGGCTTTGAATCTGCGCTTGGTGGTATGCCAGGACCAGGTTCAGGGTCAGGCCAGTCTGGACAACCATCACGGATTAGTCCAGGTATGATGGGATCAGGTTCAGGTGGGGCACTAAATAATCCACCGAGTAATAGAGGTCAGACGTTCGGTGGTTCGATGGGAGGCAGGTAATGGCCGATATTCTGGTACATAATACTACTGATGAAGATGTCAATTTTTGGTGGGGAAATGATCTCTATGTATTCCCTGCTGGTTCTGTAATTCCATGTCCTAGAAAGGTCGCACTCGACTGTTTCAAGCATAAAGATTATAAGATGTTGGAAGCTGTAGATCCTGCTAAAAAAGAAGGTAAAAAAGAGAAAAAGGTACCTACTGTTCAGCCATGGGATACAGAGGACTGGGATCCTATGACAGCACCTCTTGGTGAGATTCAGCAGTACTTTACTGTGCATAACCTAATCTGGAACGATGATGATGACGAAGCAAGGGATATTGTTTACGAGCACCTAATTTCTAAATAGGAGTAGAGAATGGCCCTGCAGCTAAATTTAGATGGGAAAACCATTGGTCAGCTCGATGAGAGCGGTAAATTACAAGATACCGATGGTAAACCCGTAGTTGCCCCTCAAAAACCCGCTGTTGATGAACCGGAAAAGTTAACAGTTCCCCTTAATCCGTTTGAGAGGCAGATACAGCAAGATGTAAAACCAGATGATAATGATCCTGATCCTGATAAACCGAAAGGTGACAATGACGGTGATCCCTTTGAGGGAATACCAGCTCCTCTAAAATCTTTCGTTGTAGACCAGACCAATACGCTTGTAGCGACACAGAAACAAAATAAGCTCTTACAGGATTCTTTAAATCAACTTTCTGCTACTATTAGACAGTCTAATCAAACTCCAGCTCAAGTTGAAGAAATAATCAAGGACTCTATTCCGGACGGTCTTGACAAGGAAAAAGATCCTTTTGGTCTAGCCCAGACCATTAAGGGGATGGTAAAAGCACTTAACACAATGAATACCAAAGTCAATCGGCTAGATCAGAACGCTGGTTACCAAGCTGGCGTTGCATTAATGGAAGCTGAGAAAAGTAAGCATGCAATTTTTAAAGATAAGAAGCTTTCTTCTCTCGCGGACAAAGTATTGCAATCTGAATTAAGTACTTCTAGCGACCCGATGGCTCTTATTGTTCAACGCGTGGCAGACCAATTTGAGGAAGTCGGTGCTGTTGCTGAGAAGGAATATGTCAAGGAAAAGATTAAGAGAACTGAGAAAGTCCCTCAATCTGTAAGACGTAGTGATGGTGCCACCGCGGCCATCACAGTTGACAAGCCTAAGAATGTTGCTGAAGCTAGTAAAGCCTATGCGGCTTGGCGAACAGCATCAACAAAGGCAAGACGAGGACAATAAATGGCACTAGTTGGTGGTTCTGGATGGGATCAAACAACCTCTCCAGGAACCGGTGAAATTGAATTCGCTTTAAAGAACTTTTATCTTCCAGGAATGGAAGAGCAGAAAAATAATGCTCGTGTTCTGCTAGCGGTAGTTGAACGCAACGAGAAAGATGTTTCCGGTAGTTACGCGTATGTTCCTGTGTTGCTTCAGCGCAACTGGGGCATCGGCATGCGCGCCAATCGTGCTCAGCTTCCTACGGCGGGAGCTCAGGGCGGTGAGCGTGCTCAGATCCCCATGAAGTACGCGTTTGGGCGCTTGCAGGTTACTCTGCATGCGATGACTGCCACCAAGAACGCACAAGGTGCGTATGATACCGTAATTGACGTGGAAACTGAAGGTTTGATGGAAGATCTTCCTAAGGATATCAACCGTCAACTTTATCTCGATAATACTGGAAAGCTTGCTGAAGTTTCGGGTATCTCCACCGATGCTATTACTTTCGATAATGCTACCATGGACGCTCCTACGAACGCTAATGAGCTGACGAAGTATTTTGAGGTCGGCCAAAACATCGACTTCTATACTGGTGCTGCGTTAGCGGTAGCCTCTATCGTAGTATCAGTTGATGATGCCGATACTATTACCATTACTACTGGTGATGGTGCGTCTGTAACTGCTAACGACTTTGCTTATCTTGCTGGAAATAAAGACCAGGAAATCACTGGTTTGCTTTCCATGGTTTCTGCTACGGGAACGTACGAAGGTATCAATCGTGCAACGGCCGGCAATGAGCGCTGGCAATCCAACGTTATTACTGGTTCTGGTGACGTAACTGAAGAGGATATGCAGGCGATCTATACTGCTATCCAGAAAGCTTCGGGGATGTCGCCTAACTTGGCTGTTGGTACTTACGAATGGCGTGATCGATACGCTGCAATTCTGCAGGCTGATCGCCGGTTCGTGAATACCATTGAGTACAAAGGTGGATTCAAGGGTCCAGAGTTCCACGGTCTGGGTATTGTTCCTGATACCGAGGCTCCTCGAGGACATTGTTTCTTCTTGAACACCGATTACATGTCCATTTACCAGCAGGCCGGTCTCCAGTTCATGGACGATGACGGCGCTATCTTGTCTCGTGTGCCCAACTATGCGGCGTACGAAGCAATTCTTTATTGGTTCTTTGAGCTGGGATCCCGTCGAACCAACGTGCATGGACGTCTTTCCGGCTATAATCAGTAATTAACTATTGGACGGTCAAGATGGAAAATAAGAAACTCAACGAAGATCTGGGGCATGTCTTTTCACCGCGCTTCATTGATCCCACCTTCGTGGAAAATCTCCACGTGCTAGACCCGTGCCTTAATCCTCGATGGAACCCCAAGAAATGTCGTTGGGAAATCTGGCGAAAGTGCGCGTCAGGTTATCAGTATATCTTGACCGTCCAAACTGTTAAAGGTGAGTATGCTCATCTAGATAATAGAGTATTTCAGAAGCTATTCTTGTCAGATACATCTAAGTACGCTAATAAGTTTCAGTATATTCAAACTCTTCATTTAGAGGATGAAAAACTCGCTAAAATGAAAATCAAAGAGCAGGATGAGTTTGTTCGTGCATGCCATCGTGATTTAGCTCCAGTTTTGACTCGTAAGAGAACTGTAGTAGCAGATCCTAGAAAAGTCAAAGAACAGGAGAAAAGAGTAAATGACGCTTCGAGCTAAGCAACTGGGATCCGACTATAAACTCGGTGAACAGATTATCAGAAAAGATGTAGTTAGTGTTACTACCACTACACAGTGTAAAGGTGTCTACATTGCTGGGTTCAAAAAGATCATTGTCACTGAGATAGGTATTCAAGCCTATTCATTGACTAGTGGCGGTACACCTGAACTTAGTGGTAGAATTAGCTATTCTAATACTTTAACTCTTGAAGCAGATGTAGTTTCTGGACCTACAACTATCTATACTAATCCTTCAGCTAACGATTTAACTGCAGCAGGCATGTCATTTACTCGTGAGAGAGGTGGCATATTTACTATGGACCGTAATGATTACGGTGTATACGTAGCTGCTTCAAATGCTCATGTTGTGTTACTTCAAGTTCGAATCGTTCCTACAACGGTTACTGACTGGGACGGGTATTTCTACTGCAAGTATGTAGTTGAGTATGTCTAATGCCTCTTCTACATGATCCTAAGTCAAATGATCACTATCTTGGTGCTCAACAACTCGAATATGACGCTTCAGGGGTTACCGCGAATGTTGCTGTAGCTATTCATCTTCCTTATAAATCAATTGTTATCCTTGAAGTAGGCTTACAAGCTCATACTCTTGCAGGATCTACTCCTAGCGTTAGAGCTACTGTAGCGACTTTATCATCTTGGAATTGCGCTGCAGATCCGAGTGGCGCAGCACCTACAGGGCATACTCTAACTTTTAATACTGATCAGATAACTGCTGCTGGTATAGTTATAGCAAGAAATCCTAGAGGTGTAGCTTTTGTTGATCGGCTCCTAACTAAAAATCAAACAGGACAAATAGTACCCACTGATCCTGATCTTAATATTGGTAAGCTCAGACTATTATTTTCTATAGCGAGTGGTACTGTAAGCGATTGGTCTGGTAAAATGTGGGTTAAGTACACTACTTACATCTAATGCCAAATATAACTCACGGTCCAGTTTTAGGAGCAGTAACCGATACTGAGATAAAGGTATGGGCTGCTTCTGATATTTCTGATTATATGACCGTTGAGTACGTGGAATACGGGAATCCATTTCCTGGTACGGATGTAACCGCAACTGTAAAATTAGCTTATAATGTTAACCAAATAAAATTAACTGGTTTGACGCCTGGCACTAGATATTCTTATCGTGTTAAAACTAGTACTAGCGATATTGAAGGACCTTACGATTTTTGGACGATGCCTGAAGAAGGTGGTGAATACCACACTTATATATGCTCAGATTCACATTTTAGTCCTGCTATGTTTGATCCAGCTATAAGTCCTTCATTTGGGTACGGACTAAGTTTTATGAATAACTTTAGAGCTATGCTTGAAGGTAGAGATAGCTCTATGGCGGCGGTTCTAATAGTTTACGGCGACTTGTTTATATCAGATGCTGATAATTACTCTAAATTCTTTTCTGAACAAATGGATATGAGAGTTAATCCTTATGCTGTAACATACACTAATTGGTTCATGGAACTATTAAAATATGTTCCTTATTATACTACATGGGATGATCATGATGGTCTCATGAACAACTGGTGTAAATTTACTGAGACACCAGGTATTGTAAATAGAGATATAGCTAAAGATATGTTTACTCTGATGAATCCTATGCCTGATCTTGATGAGGATAATGGCGGTGGGATCGCTCATTCTATGCGGCTTGGGAATATTTTGTACTTAATGCTAGATGAGAGATTTGATAAGGAACCTAATCCTGGAATTCTTGCGCCATACAGTATACTATGGCCAGATTATGCCCCAGCCGCAACTCTAGGCGCTAATCAAATGGCATGGTTGAGAGGTGTTCTACATAATAATTTAGATGCTGATCTTTTAGTTATTATATCTGCTCAAACATTTGTAGATAATACAGGTGCCATGGGCGGAGGAGCTGGTGCTAGACGAGATTCAATTGGAGCTTACAGTAAAGCGGAACGAACTGAACTAATACAGTATATACTTCAATCGACTTCATTTAAAGATCTTATTATTTTTACTGGTGATGATCATCGTGTAACAATAAGAACAAGAAATTGGTTGCATTCAAAGCAAGTTGATATCAATGATTTAAGTTATGATTATACTACTGTGCCTACATGGCAACTCGGTGAGAGTATACTCTATGACTTTAAAGCTACTGTAGGAGCACAAGGTGGTACTCTTGGTAGTAACGCATTTAACGATCCGGGTGGTAATCTCTATGACGATCTGGATCATCATGCTTACTATCAAATAAAAGTTGAATCTCAAAGAACTATCACTCAGTTTCATGTAGATCTTGTTCAAAGAGTAGTTGAATGGGATGATGTATTAGCTGAAACTGATTACTCTACTAGAGTTCCTTGGCACAAGACGTTTTTTGAAAGAGTAGATAAAGGGGAGCCAGCTCGAGTTCAATCAATTTATGAAACCCCGTTTGCTATTATTGATGCTGATTTTGAAGATGATACTCCTTTACTCCCAGTTCAAGGTTGGGACGATAAATCAAGAGCTATCGCTAGAGACGATTTAGGCGCTCTCTTAACAGTAGATGATATAAGTTGTTTGCTGTCATCTCAATGCCAAAACGTTACAGGTACTCCCACATCGTCTACAGCTTATGTAGCTAAACAATTTGAAGTAATCTTTCAGATAAAGTTATTCTGGACTATTAGATTTGCTACTCTAGGAGTAGACCCTGAGATTGCTCAATTTTCTCTATTTCTTATATATCCTGATCTTACAGGTGAAACTCTAATTAACATGTCAGGTAAAGCTATCTTTGAATTACAGAATATTGTAGGAGAGAAAATTATAGATGGTTCTCATGGATTTGGAACTCATTGGTTCCAGGCCATAGTGCCAGCTCCTAACTGTAGCGCATGGTTTGGTACACCTTATGATAAGGTACATAATACTGTGATAGACGAATTTAAAGTAACATATGAGCCCTACACGCCGTATACGGAGTGGTCTTAATGTCAACTTTAGCAGAAATAAGAACAAATACTCTTGTCAAGCTAGCTGAAAGTTCAGGTGGTACTTGGCAAAACTCTGAAATAGATGTTTTTGTCAACCGTGAGTATGAACATCTACAGACTCTCATTAATGAGAAGAATGACGAGTATCTTGCTAAAGTTCAGACAACCAGTACAACTACTAATGAACTGTATTCGTTTCCAACTGATATGAGTCGATTGTTAATGATTGAGATACAAATGCCTAATCGCGATAGATGGGAAGAAGTTCCTAAAATCTCGATACATAAAAAAGAACAGTACAGCCATAAATTTGGTTATTGGAATTACGCAGAGCCATCTGTTTACTACTACATGCTTGGTGACCAGTTTGGCCTAATACCAGTTAGATCTTCTTCTGGTTTAGATGATCTTAAGATTTGGTATGTCTACAAGCCAATTGCACTATCTGCAGACTTAGATATACCATTAATACCAGTACTGTATCACGAGCTGCTTGAAATTGGAGCAACTAATAGAGCTCGTAGATCTGTAAAAGAGCCGCCTCTCGACGAAGGTGACTATCATCAAAAAATTAACTCAATGCTAGAATCCATTTCACAAAGAGTCAAACACCGACCTGAACAAGTAAGGATTATTTCAGGTCTTTATTGAGGTGACGTATGGCTACTACTGAGGCAGTGTATACAGGATCTTTGACGACTTTACGGCCGTCTCAAGTTCCTACAAGGTATCCTACTAACACTAATGTAATTGTTTCTTCTGGAGTTATTTCTCCTTACGCTAATACTCTTATTCATACTGGGCCATGTAAGGTTTATTATATATCTGCGTATATTACTTCAGCTGATACTACTGGATTTGATCTGTATGATAACACTTCAGCCGCTGGAACAGCTGTTATGACTGCTCGAGGCGGAACTGATACTCAAACAGTTGTTTTTCATCTTGATCGTGGTATTGATATGCAAAATGGTATTTACTTAGCAGAAATTGGTACCGCAACAGGTGCTATCGTTATTGGATACTCAAGATAATGACTAGGTTAGTTCGTGGCCTCATTGACGCGACTACGCTGAATTCAGCGACCGTGACTTTTGATGTCACTAACTTCAGCAGATGCGGAGTCCAGTTCATTGAGGAATCTGGAACTTGGATTACAGCAGTAGTCGAAGTTCAGTACTCCATGGACGGAGATACATGGTACTCGTATTCTCCAACCACTCAAGCTACAGGAGAGAGTACAGAAGTTGATATCGATGTAGGTGGAAGGTCCTACATACGCGGTATTATAACCACCTCTCAAGGTGGAGCCTGCACTATTGGTTTAGCTGTAGATGTAGATGTATTTGCTATTCCAGAGTCATCTCTTGTTACAGATACCGATGCTATCCATGATAATGTAAGTGGTGAGATAGCTGCTATTACTGAGAAAGCTTCTCCGATTTCAGCTGATATAGTTGTCATCGAAGATTCAGCAGCTTCCAATGTAAAGAAAAGAGTTCAGATTGGAAATTTTCCAGGAGGCGCCGCAGAAACAGTTACGTTAACCGTTCGTAAAGGCTCTGTAGGCACCATTGCTAAAGGCACTCCTGTTTACATTTCAGGCTATAACGTTGGTGGTTGGACTGAGGTAGAAGAAGCCGATGCCGACGGTTCAGGTACCATGCCTGCTATCGGCATAGCTAATGAGCCTATTACTAACTCTGCTGACGCCATAGCTATTGTAAGTGGTCAAGTGTCTGGATTAGCTACTTCAGCTTACTCGGAGAATGATGCTCTATACGTCAGCGAGACAGTAGGTACACTGACTGATGTTAAACCTACAGGAGCAACATCCGGAATCCAGTCGGTCGCTAGAGTTACCAGATCACATATCTCTGGTGGTATTATTGAGGTCATCGGTGCTGGTCGTACTAATGATACTCAAAATCTCACTCAAGATAAAATGTGGAAAGGTGATGCTAACAATCATGCTGAAGAAATTGATGCTGCGGGCGTTCGTACTTTAATTAATGTAGAAGACGGAGCAGATGTTACATCTACTAATGAAACTACTCATGCTGATGTAGTTCAAGATGGTGACTTCGGGTCTAACGGATATATGAAAAGAACTGGTGCTGGTGCCTATGGCGTCCAGTCTAGTCCTATTCCAGTTACAGAAACCGACGCTAAGTGTACAGATGCACTAGCCGATCAAACTTCCGCTAATGAAACAACTCATGCTGATGTAGTCCAAGACGGTGATTTTGGGTCTGATGGCTATCTTCAAAGATCAGGTGGCGTTGGAGCTTATGCAGTTCAAGCTACTCCAATTCCAACCGCAGATACAGCTGCTAAGTGTACAGATGCATTAGCTGATCAAACTTCCGCTAATGAAACATCTCATGCTACTGTAATGAATACTGATGACGATGGCGAGATCAATGGATTGTCTGATAAAGCTAGCCCTGTGGGTGCTGATGTCCTGGTCATTGAAGACTCAGCGGCGAGCTATGCTAAGAAGAAAGTA